AGGCGGCAGCGCTTGCTTCTGCTAGGGCAAAGGTAATAGAAGCAAATGCAGGCAATCTTTCCTCCATGGCTGCGGCCAAGAATATTATCGCAAACAAAGGGGTTGAAGCCTCTTTGGATGGTATTGAAGCTGCCAGCAAAGGCGCAGCAGGCGGATTTAAGATAGGCGCCAGCGGAGCCATTGCTCTTGCCGCAGCCATGGTCCCGGTTGCTTATGCGTATAACGCATACAAAACAATCAGCGAGGATGGCACTAAGGCAGGCGAAGCGTTTGACGAGCAACTCAAGGCTATCAAGGCCGAATTTGCACAATTCAGTGCTGGAGCAGCTAATGCGACAAATGACGCAGAAAGATTTGCAAATGAATTAAAGAGACTGAGTGAGCAGCCCAGAAAGAGAGATTTCTTTGATGTAGTCGTCGACGTTGTGTTCATGACCGATATGAACACAGCACTAGCGATACTGAAAGCAAAAGCAGAGCTAAATAAGCGCTTCAAGAGCTTGCAGGGCGATATCAGTGGCACCCGCAAGAGACTGGATGAATATAACGCAGCCCAAGACCGAAGTGGGTCAAAAGCAGCATACCTCAAGGCGGAGGTAGAAAGTCAGGTCAAAGCTCTGGATGCATTACGTCAGCAAGCAATACAAACCAGAAATGAGCTAACGAAGAAGGCGGCTTCTAGCGGCAAGACTCTTGACCCAAAGGAAGTTATCGCCCTGAACAAATTCCAAGAGGACATTAAAAAATTCGAGGCGGCAAGAGATAAACTGATTGCGGATTCCGCTGCAAAAGGCATTGTAGTAGACGCCAAGCTCCAGACTTCTGGTGAAGAGCAGGCTATTACTACAATTACCGGCCTGAAAGAGCAGTTAAAAACAATCCAGGAAGAGACGACAACTGCAAAAATTGGAGAGCAGGGAACAGAAGAGACCCAAAATAAAATCAAAGGCCTGGATGGACTTCTGCAGTTTATTGAAGAAAACCCTGTTATCGTCAAAATCAAAGCCCAATTTGATATTGACAAAGCGAATATCGCAAGTCAAATCGAATATGCTGGTGCGCTTCTTGACTTTGCAAAATCAAGAGCTACGCTAGAAGATTCGATCTTTGGTGTAGTCAAGTCCAGAAACAGCTTTGCGATAAAAACAGCAGAAGAAGAACTGAAATCGCTGCAAGAGCGCAAAGCAGGCGCTGGTGTAATAAAACAGAAAGAAGAAGAAATAGCGCAGCTAAAAGAAAACGAAAGAGATATCGAAAAGCAAGCTATTCAAAATAAGCTTGCAAAGATTGGGGAAGAGCAAACTTTACAAAAAACTACCTTACAGCTCAAGCAGCAAGGTCAAAGGATCGAGGCTGAAGCAGCAATCGACACTGCAAAACGGTTGGTTGCTGAGGCTAAAATTGCTGAACAAGTAGCTCTTCAGAACTATTTGAAAGCGCAGGGCACTGAAGACCCGACAGACGACGAACCGGCTCGTAATTTGGTCGATTTAGCCGGGGAGTACGTAGATTATGCTGAAAAAGGCGTAAGTTCTGCTGTCAGCAGATACAATACTTTACTTAAGACACAGGATCTAGAGACAAAAACTCTAGAAAATCAGCAAGCAGCAGAAAGAAACACATTAAACGCTCAGGCTGCCCAGCTTGGATTGAATTCGTACATAAGCGAAGGTGCTACAAATTATAGAAGAATAGTAACAGAAAGCGCTGGTTACGTCAGCGCTGGAGGTCAAACAATCCAACTTACAAGACAGTTTGCTCAGGGTCTAGATACAGCCGCTGGCAATGCCGAAGCTCTGGGAGATCAAGTAAGGAATATTCCTGCTGACCAAGCTTTTAATGTTGACGTAAATGCTAACATTGATCCTAACTCATTGAATACCACCCTAGCGGAAGGTCAATCTGCCTTGAATCAGCCAAGCGCTGGGCTTGTTGCTCAAGTTAGGTCAGACCTCGAAACTACTGACCTTTACAATTCTATACAACAAGCAAAGCAAGCTGTGCAGAGCACAGACGCCTTGACTGTTGTGGCACAACTGGAAGTACAGGGGGGAGGTTCGGCTACTTCAACAATTCTTGGTATTAGAGATAAATTCGTGGAATATCAAAGTGCAGTTGACGGCGTAAACTGGGCCACGACTCAAGTCGCTGTTGCACAAGATGAATACAACAGGGCATTAGCAGAAGGTAATCCAAGCGCTATTATGTCTGCCGCCGCTTCTCTTGGCGTTCAAAAAGAAACATTAAGTGAAATGAATGCCCAGCTTGTGGCAGTATCTTACAGCACAAGAGATGCGGCCGCAACAGCGGAAGCACTTGGCCTTACTTTTGGCGGATTATCCCCTGTAGCCGAGGCTGCAGCAACCAGTGCGGCGCAAATAGGGCAGTCTCTGCTGGGCGGAAGCGAGCAGGCTGCGCAGCTCAACAACAGTCTTTACGGGACTTCGACGGCAGTCGAGGCAATTGGAACATCTGTTGACCTAGTTAATCAAGATATAGCGACAGCGGGTGACAACATTGCTGAATCTTGGACGGGCGCAGTAAATGCTGCTTCTGAAAGCGTCAATGGACTAGTCCAATCTATATCTGGAGTAACTACCGAAGTAGGTTATGCAACTGGATCCATTCAAAGCCTAGAAGAAGCAACCGGTGGAACGGCAGAAGGGCTAGGGAGCGCGGTGGAAAATGCTGATGAGTTAAGGGGTTCAGCAGAGGGCATCTCTGAGCAATTTAGCTCAGAAGGGGTTGACGCATTTGCTACTGCATTGGACGGCGCAAGTACCAGCGCTCAGGGCATTACTGACTCGAATTTCTCAGGAGCAGCAGAAGAAGCCAGCGTTGCAGGTTCTTCGTTCAACAGTAGCCTGCAATCGGCATCCACCGAAGCTGACGCAATTTATTCAACCCTGTCTAATCTTGACGGCCTGAATCCAACAGTTACTGTAAATGTAGTGGGGACTCCAGGACGCTTTGCAGGTGGTCCGGTTGATTCTGGCAGCCTGTATCGCGTTAACGAGCTTGGCAAGGAGGCATTCTTGTCCGCCAGTGGTAGGCTCTCGATGATTAACAAACCCAGAAATGCTCTTTGGAGAGCACCTTCGAGCGGCACCGTTATCCCTGCCCATTTAGCCGCCGGTCTCGACATCCCTGGCAATGGCGTCAAGATGGCCTCAGGGGCCTCCAGAAGAGTCTCTGCTGCTGTCTCGAATATGTCCAGCTCTGCTTCTATTGCAAGGGCAGTTACGCAGGCCCTGAAGGCTTCTGGCCTACTTGAGACGAACAATAATGCCGCTGCTAACCAGGCTGGTCAAGCCATACAGCTTGGAAAGCTAACGCATGCTGTTAACAAGCTTGTGAACAAGGATTGGAACGTTCAGGTAAACGTCAAAAATCCAAATCCCGCTGCTTACGTTAATATGATTAACAGACTGTCATGAGTATTTCGATTGGCGGGTTTACTTTTAATCGATTAACGGCGCAACCGTTCGGTTACGAAGAAACAGAGACTCCTAGGGGGTATACAGCCAAGAAGTGGGCGATAAGCGGATTAGTCACACCTGCTGAGTGGATTACACTGCTTGGAGTATATGATACATGGCGTGACACTCGGATAACAGAGCCAGATCCTGTTATCGCAAATAATGTTGGCACAACAGTAAACCTTTCCGGGACTGGGGCTGGCGGAGTTACTTGGAATACGGCTTGCTGGTTCTCCAGTGCTCCTCAAGGAGAACAGGACGGCATTTATATTGCGATATCCGTAGAGCTTGTAAACGCAGATCAGGCTTTAGCTGTACTGAAAGCGACAGCAACAGGCTCTTCTGCAACGACAACTTTAAGTGGCACTGTTTCGATTGGAGGTGTCAGCTTTACTCGCCTAACTGCTCAAACCTCTGGCTATGACGAGACAGATACTCGTCGAGGTTTTACTGCAAAGAAATGGTCTGTAACTGGTTTGTTGACCAGCGCAGAATGGGGGTCGCTGCTATCGATATACGACGCTTGGAGGGATGCTAAAATCCTTGAAGACGATCCCCTTGTAACCAATAGTGTAGGGACTACAGTCACAATATCCGGCGCCAACGTAAACGGGACAAGTTGGAGTGCTGCATGTTGGTTCTCAGGAGCCCCTCAGGGGGATCCTGATCAGTCGGGGTCTTATATTTCTGCATCAGTAGAACTCGTTGATGCTGCACAGGCCTTGGCGGTCCTTGTGGCGTCGAATATCGACAGTGGGGGAGCGGGAGACATCCCTCCTGATCTGGGCACAATAACAATCAACGGGGCAGTTTTGACACTGAAAAAACCACCCGACACGTTCCAGTCTGTGCCAACAATGGAGTTGACGGCATCTGGTAAATCGTACATCAGCGGTCCATTTGAGGCAGTTGAAGTCCAAGATATCGAAGGAGAAACGGACCAAGCCGGCTGGACTGCGATAAGAAATTGGTTTGAAACTACAATAGAAGGAGGAACCCCTAGCGCAGGCGATTGGTTTCCTATAAGCGTTCCAACCGCAAGCGCTGAGCGTCGGATTGTATCAGGTGCTCCCCAGACAATCTATATTGTTTCGCTACAGAGAGCAAAAGTAAAATGACCATTGATATCCGAGCAAAAGTTGTCTCCAGTGTTGGAGAACTAATAAGCGGGGAAGTTAGCGATTCTTATTTGCCAGATGCTGGTCTTGTTTTTACTTCTGGATCCATTGTGTTGGCTGGTCTTTATAAATTAGCAGTTGGAGATGTCATTGAGCTTGCTTATTTAAAAAAGGGAAAGGCTGTCAGAATCCCTAGGTATTTACGTGTCCTAAGTAGCTTTGCTGACCCGCTGAGACAGCAGACATCGGTTGAGCTTGGCTGTACATTAACACTTTACCAGGACAGGAAGCCAATGCCTTTGACCGAGCCATTGCCTGAGCCTGAATTTTCTTGCGAGGAATCTTACCGGATTCCTCCTTACACTAGCGCCAGGGTTATTTTTGCTAATTGTTGCAGAGCTTTGAGGCTTGGTTATTCAAGTAATCCTTTGACCAATTCTTTCCTTCTTGATGACGAATTTGACTATAGCTCTGGATACGTGGCAATCATCGGTGATTTATTGAAGAGTGAAGGATATTTTGGACATATCGATTCTGCTGGCAGCTTGCGGATAGTTAATCTGAATGGCTCCGGCGGTAGGGGTCCAGTATTAAACAGAGACAAGATAATCGATATATCTTCTACTAGTTCCAGCGATATTCCGGGCGATGCGGTAACCGTATCGTATAGCTCTGTTCAGCTTAATCCGCCGGATCCGAATGAAGAAGATAAAGATCCGGAGTTTATTTACAGAAGAAATTGGGAACTAGATGAATCTTATCCCGATGAAGTTATAGTTTACGATGAGTGGACAGACGAAGAAAACGTTAAACATAGAGATGAATATAAGTATGTGCCATGGACATCAACAAGAACTGTTTATGATGATTGGGATAGAGCGCTGTACCGATTCGAGGCTCAGAATGGCTTAATTGCGCAGACATGGAAAGCGACTTGGTGGACGTATGCCAATAGCACTAGCTGGAACAATGGATCGGGGGCCTTTTGGTGGGAAGAAGATCTCGGGGATGGTGCGCCTTACGCTTTTTATGGACAGCAAAGATCTAGTCTTGTAACTCGAGGTAAACCAGACGAATGTAAGCCACCCAAAGAAAAGCCAGAAGATTATTCTGAAGTTTTAATAGAGGAGCAATGGGAGGCTGGCCCTCTTGCTGATATTGTACAAGCGTGCGGATTTGCCGAAAAATGGTTCAAAAACATTCAAGAATTACCAACAACCAGAACGACAATATCAAGACAATTCACGTATTATGAGAAAGACCCAGCGGCAGGAATAACAAAGACCAGGATTGATAAATATATTCCTTATGTGCAAACACCAGAGGGAGCTTATTCAATAGGAAGAAGAGCCGAGGAGGTTGGTCAATATGAAAATCTTAATCCATATGAGGATTCTGTTTTAAGCATTATTGACGATGCAAAAGAAATGGTTAAATATGGCGGAGAGACAAAAATCAGAACAGAACGGGAATTTGGACTACAGAGAAGACCGTCTCAGAAAAAGCGAATCACAGAAACATATGCTAGACGAGCGCCTATTGGACAGAGTTCTGAATTGATATATGTAATAGGTTCCGGCATGGGCTCTTCTGCTGTGGAATTTCAAATGCCATATGCTTCGGACGATGTTATATTTGGAAGCTACAAAGCCGGATACAGTTCATCCTCCTCAGATGCGCCTTTCAAGGCTCAAAGATATGGAAGATTGCAAAATAGATTATTGCTTGGTTCAAACAAAGGAGTTAGCATCCAGATACAAGCTGAAGACATGCCCAGCTATCCATTCTCGCCTATTCATATAGACTTAAATGGTTTTGTTGGTCAGTACATGACAAACGCCCAGAGTTGGGCGTTTGATTCACAAGGAATCATAGCTAGTTGCGATGCTCTCTTCTGGGGAGGCGTGGGTTCAAAATGAGCATCACTAACGTAAGTGTTATCAGCAGACTCAGGGTACTCGTATCGCGTTCGGCTAGCGATAATTGTGCTCCACCGCAAGAAGAGATTTGGTTCCCTGTCGCCCCTACGGTGACTCAGTTGCCGCCAGCACCCGCTGAGGTGATCAATCTTACGCCAATCCCTGCGGATTCCGCCGATCTGCCTGAAGATTTTGATGTCGATAATCCAGATTTGTGTCTATTGTTTACATCAATTTTAAGTGAAAGGAACGATCCCGTATACGAAATAGAACTCGAAGCTCCGTCTTTGGTCTTGCCTTATAATGAAACGGTTGTTAGGGTGGCATTGCTTCGGACATATTTTGAGTTATACAGATTTAATTATAGCCTGAAACCTAGATTGCAAAATGTTAGCCTAGTAGGAAAAGTTAAATCTACGTCTGTCAGGACTTATAAGTTCAAAAAAGCATCGCTTGCGCTGTCAGCAAGCGGTCAAGATGCTACAATTCGCCCCACAAGAGCTGTGATTGCTGCAAAAGGAAGTCTTTCCTTGGTTGGCTCGTCGGCGACGCTTAAGCCTATTAAGCTTTTTGGCGACACTGGCTCTTTTGTGACTAGCTTTAGCGCTGCCTCTGTGGCAGTACCAGGCACGTTCTCTTATGGTTGGGCAAGTACGACAGAGACTGGTGTTGGCCAGGCTTCCCCGATTAATATTGGATACAGGCGAAATATTCACATATCCCTGTACAGTCCAACGATTATGCTTGCAAATGGCGCCCGTGCAGGAGGCAGAATCGTAAGACTTAGATGGTATATAACTGGAGCTATCAGCCCAAATTATTCCATTTTAGGAATGAACATTCGATTGTTCCATACGACTGCCACTAACACCTCCGGGAATGTGGATCCAGTATCGGGGACCACAAGGACAACGGTTTATTCAGATGCGTCAACGGTTGAATTCACAAAAGCTGAGACGACTGGAGTACTAACAATAGAGTTTCCTGAACCGTTCACATGGAACGGTACGAATTCTCTCGTAGTGGAAAGTTGCACCTCACAGAATCAAACTAATTACGCGTCCCAAGGTTCCATGAGGAATATAGTGACTGGCTCGACTGGTGTGCGCAAATATTCCTGGACAGACAATGCTGGCTCGAGTTGCAGTAGTACCCCTGGTAGTGTTCTGACGGATCAGATCGCTGTGCAGATGGATTTCATTTAAAATCCTTGGAACACTAGCGCATTGTTAGCTCGGCTTTTGAACTACAATGGCTGCCTTTAATAAATTTCACAGCTTTGTGGAGGACCTAGCTCATAAGAAGCACAATCTGTCGAGCGATGTTCTGAAAATATATCTTACGAATACCGCTCCTAATGCGAGCACCCATACTGCGTATGATGGCGTTACTGGAACTACTGGCCCCGCCGAGATTGCTGCTGGTAATGGTTATACGTTGACCGGTGCAACTGCTGCTTTTACTTCCAGCGCACAAACTAGCGGAACTTATAAATTAACCTTACAAGATCCACCGACCTGGACGGCGACCGGAGGTACGATTGGCCCTCTGAGGTATGCTGTTTTATATAATTCCACAAGTACTGGCAAGGAATTAATTGGCTGGTGGGATTATGGTGCTTCTGTGACGCTGCAAGCTACAGAGACGGTAGTTGTTGACCTTGATCAGACCAACGGTGTTCTGACAATTGCTTAATTATGGCGTTAACAATTTCCTTTAGTCCCAAAGAGCTTGAGCGTGTTGCTTTATCTGCATATGCAGGGAAGCGCCTTCGGGTATTCCTCGCTACGCTTGGAACCGAAAGTTACACTAGCTCTACTCCTACGGCAACTTGGCAAACATTAGCCATTACAGGCAATGGTTACGCTGACTATAAAGAGATTATCGATATTGGCGCGTATGATACAACCGACACTCGCTATGAACTAGGTGGCATCGACACGACCGGCGGATTTATTGATGCCGAATTCTCTTCGACCCCGGCAGGTGTAGGGTTCACTTACAATACAGTAGTGGTCGCCGTTCAACAAGAGAGTTCTTCTAATACTATTACATATACGGAGATCTCTTCTGATGTTGCTACCGTTACAACAGCATCCGCCCATGGCTTAATTGCCGGTGACGAAGTCGTGATCTCTGGTGCTACGAATACTGTGTATGATGGCGTCTATACTGTCTTAGATGCGCCTACTACTACGAGTTTTACTTTTACCAAAGTCAATGCTGATATTGGTTCTGCTGTCAGTGTTGGTACAGTTAAAACTTATGCCGATACTACTTACCCACATTCTGTTTTAACTGAATCTCCTACGATTACAATTGCGCCAGGTCAAGTAATGACATACAGGATTCAGTTAATCGTAGATGACTAAGTTGCATTTATGACAACAAAAATAACTGTCAAGATCGAAGGAACTGATAAATTACTGGATACTGCGAAATCGCTACAGGCCGAGACTAGAGCGGAATATGCAGAAAAGAAAAACGATAAGAAAGTAGCAAAAGAGGCTGCTGAAGAATTAGAGCTGCAAGAAACGGCAACAAAAGAAGATAATCAGAAAGGGGCTGTCAGAGATCCGGAGGAGGGCAAGAAAAGGCCTGTCGGTCCAAAATCAAAAGGGTGTGGGCATTGGATATTTACTGACCATACTTTCCGTTCCCTATGTCCGAGCCAAGACACTGCTAACACTCAGACCTATAGAGACAATATAGATTATGATATGAGAAGTAGCGACCTTGATAGGTTCCAGATCAGCGTAGGAAGCGGAAATGGTACATCTTGGGCTACGCATATTATCGAGGGCGGCGGAAGTAAGCCAGCTTTTTGCTCAGGAGTCCCCAGCGGGGTTACAAGTTTTGTCGGCTATTTGCATTATATACAAGTTTACGAGGGTTCTTTTGGTACAGTTTATAGCATCCCGGATGACGCTGTAGTCGTTCCCTATGATCCAGCGGTCTATTTGAAGAATCCTACGCCTGGTCTTTGTCCTGATAATTTTTGTTGGCCTTTGTATTTCCCGGACGAATTAAGCTCCGGTTCTGGTCGGACCAGAAAGATGGTTCCTATCGGCGTCCTTGACACGTTGAGCAATGGCACTGACCTTGGAGAAGGAAATCACTTCTACGTAGGAATGCCTGTAAACAACAAGACTTCTATAATTGCAGGCAAGTCGACCCTGCATTATACAGTTTATACAACACAAAGGCTTGGCTGCCCTAGCCCATATGAACTAGTCCTGGATCCAGAAGACATAAATAAATATAATGTTATTTCGAAAGTTTATTACAAGTATCCAGGCGGACCAGAAACGGGATGGCAGCCAATCACTGGATATTACTGGATAATGGATCCAGGTGATTCGACAAAAATATTAACAAAAGCGGAACTTGCAGCTTTGGTCCCATACTCTAGCACTTGGGTGAGTCGTGGATCTGAGATGGTTTCTGAGAAATGGGCTTTTGTTGTAAATCATAAAAAAGCTAGGGAAATAGCGGTCCCTGATAAACTGGGGGAGCTTATTGACAAAAGGGCACCGGACGCTGCTCCATATACGTATTTCCCATGGTTTACTTGGGAATATCCGATGCACAGCTATTACGATGACGTGCTTACGGAAGATGATTTTGTTTTGGGTTACCAAAACTTTGTGTACCAGCCGGACGTTCACTGGTGGGCGAATCCGGATGCACAATGCCCTGGATGGGGCAAGAATTTATTTGCTATATTTGAGACAGACAAAGATAATATGCCTTATGATTTCTTTAGTGTTTTTGTCAATAAGGATTATGACATATTCCCAATTCATTACCTTCAAGGCTTAAACCCAGGAGCCTATGACTACATAGACAAGGGGATGAACGATTTAAAGATGTACAACCATCTAGGGAGGGGAAGTTGGGCGGCTGATAATAATGATTCATGGGATGTCGGTCCTATTACTTCTAACTATGGACAAATTAGATTTATGGCGCCAAACAGTGAGACTGGCTCCTGGTTTAGATCTATATCGGATATTAATTCAAATCCCAATATATCTTTGACATATCGGGTTGCAAAATATCTGTTCTCTTGGTTCTGGTTAACTGATCAGGAACAAGAAGATTACATTGAAAACTATTTGCAGTACATCTTTGGGCGGCGATATTATCATTCCCAGAACCCGTCTCTTATTGAGTCTGAGTACGATTCCGGATTTTATGAAACCGAAATCTCCGCCGTTAGGGAAGTGCTGCGGAATACGCCCAAAAATAACAGAGAATTCAAATTCATAGAGTACAAAAAGCCAGTAGATAATGAATATGAAGATTTGCTTGTCGATGGCGTCAAGTGGGTATCGAGCGGTTTCACTGGATCCTGGACTCCTTACAATATACCTGAGTTTAACTATGACAATGATCCCTTTTATACTGATCCATATCTAAGTCAATCAAAAGCACAATTGTTCAGACCGTACAAATTAAAAACAAAACTATCGAATAATCGTCTTTGGCCACCGAGCTTGATTGCTGGAAATTCCGAGCCAATCGATCCAAAAAAAAATAGCGAAGCAAAATTCAAACATCCGCTTTACCTTGGATTAGCTCAGATGCATTACATAGCAAATACTGCTTGGGATGGCAACTATACAAAGCAATTACTAGAGCTTGGCGTCCCTCCCGCCGATCTAAAGCCATGAGCAATGACTCGTATCTTCAAGAGAAGCTAAGACTGGTGCAGTTAATTTCTCGGATGCAAGCAAAGAAGAAAACAAAACAGCAGCAAATGCTCAAAAAAATTAAGGACCAATATAAGAAGTTATAGGCATACTAACGCGCAATTTAGGCGTGACGCCTGCTCCAAATGCCCGAAGAAAATCAGCAAGCACTTGAGACGAGTGCATCTACTGGTACCGAGAGTACTGCGCCCATTGAAGAAGATGGGAAGCGCTACACGGAAGAAGAAGTTACCAATTTGCTGAAGGCTCTAAAAGCCGAACGTGAATCCCGTAAGATCTACGAGAAAGAGGTAAAAGAGAAAGCTGCACAACTGGAGAAGTTTGCAGAGATCAATCCGGCTGAATATCGCAAACTACAGGAGGAGGCTGCTATTGCAGCACGAGAGAAGGCTGCCGCAGATGAGCGTACTGCTTTGCTCGAAGAAAAGTATGGAGCCCAAGCTGCAGAGGCAGTCAAGAAAGCTGATTCCGCACAGCGCGAACTGCTAGAGTTCCGCAAGCGGTATGCACTTGAGAAGGTATTCTTCTCTGCTGGCGGCAGAACCGATTCCGCTGATGGCGTATCGTTCTTTGATATGCTGTTTAATCAAATCGGAACCACGTTCCGTCTTGAGTCTGACGGCAATGTAACTGTAATTGATGCAAGTGGTGATCCTGTACTTGATAGCGATTCTGGCAAGCGCATCAATCCTGAAGATTATTTGTCTACCCTGAAAACTCACCCAATTTATGGGACCTTCTTTAAGGGTAACAAGGGCTCTGGAGCAGGTATTGGCTATGGCGGCACCGACTCGAACGGTATGACTGCTGAAGACCTGAGCAATCTCAGCCGAGACGAAATGTTCTTGCGAGCATTCGGTTGAGTTGTTACAACCGGCTTCGGCCGGTTTTTTAATGTCAATTTTACAAGATTGGTATTCTAAGGTGAAGTACCCAGCCCTGACCTGGTTGTGATGACCTAGCGGGGAGGGTCTAGCGCTAAATGAGCGCGATGCTCAATAGGCGATTTACCTTTCCTCATGTTCATCATTTTCTAGGAGAGAAATGGCTCTTACTCTTGCAGAGGCTAAAAAGCACGCCTCTAACCCCCAAGAACTGGCAATTGTGACCGAGCTTGCTGCCGGTCCTCTGCTGCAAAACCTGCCCTTCCGCGAAGTTCAAGGCAACGGCCTGTTCTGGAAGCGTGAGGAGTCCCTCGGCGACGTGGGCTTCCGTGCCTTCAACGATGGCTACACTGAGAGCTATGCAACCGTCAAGCAGCACAGCGAAGCGCTGAAGCTGTTCGGTGGTGACATCAAGGTGGACCGCGCCATCGTTGACCTGGAAGGTCCCGAGGCTCGCGCTTACCAGATCCAAGCCAAGACCCGCGCAATGCGTCTGGCTTTCGAGGCTCTGTTCGTCAACGGCGATTCCAACAGCGTTGGTGCTGAATTCGATGGCCTGGCTACCCGCCTGCCCGCCGCTGATTATGCCACCAACTCCCAGGTGATCCGCAACGCTTCCAGCGCTGCTGCCCTGGATCTCGGTGCTCTGGATGAAGTTATTGATGCTGTGGATGCCCAAGGCGGTACCAAGTACATCATCGCTTCCCGCTCTGCTCGTCGCGCTCTGACGAAGGCTGCTCGCAACAGCAGCCAGATCGACATCATGCGCGATGAGTTCGGCTACCAGCAGACCGTGTACGGCGGCCTGCCCGTGCTTGAGATTGATCGTGATCATCAGAACGTGGCAATTCTGGACAGCAACCCTGCTGATCAGTCCCTGTATGTGGTGGCTTTCGGCAACGATCTGCTGACCGGCCTGCAGAACGGTGGCCCTCAGGTGCGTGACCTGGGTGAAGCAACCGACGCTCCTGTCCTGGTGACCCGCGTTGAGTGGTACTGTGGCTTGGCTCTGATCAATGGCCGCGCTGCTGCTCGTCTGACCAACGTGAACGCTACTGCCTGAGCTTTAACTAGCTAAGATAAAGGGGTCCCGAAAGGGACCCTTTTTTCATATGGAAAACTAGTCAGACTAAGGATTGTCTGTGATTTTTTCGTCGTCCGATATTGAACAGTTAATCGGCGGCGATCCGATTATCCGCGCATTATGTAGCGTTGAGATAGTTGATGCAAAGCCTGCGTTGCGGGCGGGCGAGGGCGTTATTATTTATATCAAAAGATATCCAGACTTGTCTGAGTTCGAGGCAAAGTGGGATATCTGGATCATTGATTATGACAACGAGCCCGTTGATGTTGTTATTCGGCAACTGCGAACTTTATTGCCGCAGTTTACAGTACTTGAAGAAGGCGCGATAATCAAGGCCAGTACGACCGAGTTAAGATCAGAACAGACCCAAGCTCAGGCCAAGCCAGAAGTTTTAATTGCGGAAGCTGATCCTTACGAGGAAAAATTCCAAGATCTGCTGCAGTCAGTAGAGGATCGAATGTTGCTGGTTGGCCCTGGCCGACCTGGAAAAGATGGTAAAGATGGCAGGGACGGGAAAGACGGACGCGATGGACTGGACGGCAAAGATTTAGATGCGACTGATATCGAGATCGGTGATCTCAAAGATGTATTTGTTTCCGACGCAGATCGCGGTCAGTATTTAATGTTTGATGGCGCCGGATGGGTGCCAAGGTTTGTTCCGCGAGTGTTTTCTGGCGGAGGCGGTGGGACGACGGAAGGAGGAGGTGGCGGCGGAGAATCCATGCCAGAACCTCCTTCTGACGGAAGGTTCTATCTGCGGCAGGTCACTGACGGTACCGGTCAGTGGGTTGATCTCGTAACTGCCCTGAATTCCCTGCTGCTTGATGGCGGCGATTTTGATGGCAGAAGAATTGCAGCCTTTGGTGGTAACTACACCATATCCGGCTCCGCTTCTGCTAGATACATAATCAAGACGTTACATGCAGAAAATGGAACGTGGATTACCAGCGGTCAATTCGCATCGTTTATCTTTAACAGGGTTTTAAGGGCTGACGGGACGACAAACTCCATCGATGGATCGGACGCTGGTATCAAAATTGGTCGGATTGTAGATGCTGAAGCTGGCACTTTTAATATCACTGGCGTAACAGGAGACGATGTTATTGGCTACCGTATTCTTGGTAGCGCTGGATCGATTTCTTTGGCGGGCACAAACGCTGACATCAGGTACAACGAGCCAGAGTTTGCATTCTTCTCTAGCTGGTCCGCTCAGAACTATGGCTACGAGACAGAAATCTATCCTGATGGATGGGCTGAGTAGGTACCCTAGTTGGAATAGCGAGGGCGAATGGCAGCTCCCAATTTGTTATCGCCAACTACGGTAACGGGGAAAACGGCTATCGCCGCATTGACCACTTCTTTAGTTGCGATTATTGATAACCCTGCTGATAGCGGCAAGGTAATCAAGGTCAACACAATTAGGGCAGCTAATATTACCAGCACTGCTGTTACCATCAGCGTTTGCCATCATCGAACTCAGCACAACTATATGCTAAAAGATGGGACGCTTGAAGGTGCAAAAACTTTAATCGTCACCGACAAGAATGAATATGTGTACCTAGAAGAAGGTGACCAGTTGATGGCATCATCTTCTACTGGCTCTAGCGTTCATTTAACTATCAACTACGAGGAGATCGTCTGATGACCTGGTCTGTTACTCACACCATCCCTTATGTCGACAATAGCAGCAACCATACTGCTATGGTGTATTTGTTCGACACTGTACTGGCAGGCAAGACTGGTTGGACGATTTCGGCTCACCCTGACGCGTCTACTTTTAAAAGAAGAGCTAAATTTACGGCATTAAATAAAGTCACAAATAGCAATTATACGTTCTATAACTGGGTAACCTGGGGCAATACCTCTCCTACTACTTATACCTGGTACGAAGACGCGACTTATACTACAACACCTGGGGATACTGCAAACGACACAACCAGCAGTGTAAATTCACAGGTTCCATGGACTACCCAAGGGGAGTCTTGGAAATTCTGCGAGAGCAGTGAGAATTCTCAGTCCGTTCTGGTATTAAAAGGAGGCAAAGTTGCATTCTACTGGCCCGGATTTACTTCAGGTGTATTCTGGCCAGATGCAACATGGACAGCAGGAAGCAATGACAACAAGGGTACTCATATTTTCCCTGCCGTAGGCTGGTATTACAATACACTTACCGCCTGCAATTCTCCGGTATCTACCGCAACTGCAGGCGAAAAATATAATATTATTCCCGATTCTGGTTTTGGTACCAATGTTACTTCTAGCGGTTTCAGGCTAGGTGGAAACATGATCGCTACAAACTTTAATTGGCTTTATACGGTAAGCACCAACACTGCGCAGCCTGACAGCTACAGCCATGTAGCATTTAACAATGGTGGCCACAATGATGTCGGCGTATGGCTGCCATCTTCTGTGAGCACCGGTAGCGACTCTAGAATGCCATTTGCTTACAATATTAACGGAATTACTTTGCAAATTGGGTCTGATTACTGGTATAATCCTTTCACCGATTTAAGCAGACAGAACGTTATCTTCAACTTCGGCGCAACTGATCCTCTGGCCTGATGGCAACTGAAGTAACTATTGATGGAACCTTTGAGCAGGTCGCATTAAACGTACAGTTTATTACTGGCGTCGTTCCGGAGACGCTGGGTGTCGCTACATATGAATGCATAATCAGCAACCAGCAGTTCTTTGGTCTGTCAGTACCTGAGATATCTTACGAATTAACATTTAATAATGATGTCAGTTATACAGCTCCTGCTGGTCCCACTGACCCGGATTTCGATAAAGTGGAACTATTGCTCCATATGGATGGAGCGGACGGGGGAACTGTTTTCCTAGATAGCAGTAAAAACACTTTTCCTGTTACGGCATATGGCACTGCTCAAACAGATTCCGATATTGTTAAATACGGAACTGCGTCTGGCTATTTTGACGGATCGACTGGCTACCTAGATCTTCTGCCGTCAACTGCTTTTGATTATGGCACTGGTGATTTCACCGTAGAATTTTGGTTCCGCAGTCCCGAGACAAGAGTAGGTGGATTTGGACGCGTGCTTGGTCACCCTGTATCGACCAATGTCACTGGTGGTTTTCAGATATGGCATGCTTCTTCAGCTAGTTTCGGGTCGATCGTCGATGGAGTAGCTCTTGCCTTGCCAACTGGCTCTGGTGTAATTGTGAAAACTACAGTTCCCGTCACTCCTCTTGGATGGTGTCACATCGCATTTACTAGACGTGCCGGAATCGCAAGATGCTTCCTTAATGGTGAACTGCAGGAAACTGCTGCTTCTAGTGAAAACTTTAATCTTGGCGGTGTCGAAGGAATTAGAATTGGCAACCGTGGAGATTTAGCTGCTACGACGTACTTAAAAGGTAATCTGGACGACTTGCGAATCACAAAAGGGTACGCCCGTTACGTTGAGAACTTCACGGCTCCGACAGCTCCTTTCCCGAACACTGGCGGACCTACAGTTACCATAACAACAATGGCTCCTGACTGGCGCAGACCACGACGAGCCATCTAGACCTGAGGTAGTCGGAATTCTAGTTCAGCACTGCCGTCTGTCGGACTTTTGTTGATATGCCAATCCCAAGTCCGCGTATCAAATTTCAGGTTGCGCGAGGCGATTATTCTAACCTAATTGCGGGTCTTGGCGAATTCCAGGAAGGCGAACTTTGTTATGCCAGAGACCAAGATTCTCTGTATATCAAGGAAGGAAACGAGCTGATCAAATTAAGCTCTGGGCTTGACGCTCAGCTAGCCAATTACATCAGAGAAATTGCGGGAATAAACTATACGAACGAGCCTATGGGGCATGCCGACAAGAGTGAAAGCTCTATCGGTTTTGATGCTGGCACTCGTGTATTTTCAATCTCCCCTGTTGGTTCTAGCTTTACTGTATGGTGTGCTGGGATCAAGATCGTCTTCACAGAGACGGAATCGATTGAACTATCTGACGCCACCGGCCTGTACTATATATACTTCGATCAGAATGGAGCGCTTGGCTATCAGTTAAACTATTTCGACTGGGATTCACAAGCTCCCACTGCTTATGTTTACTGGAATGCCGACGAACAAGAGGGTGTTTACTTTGGGGATGAAAGACACGGTATAACTCTTGACTGGCAGACGCATGAGTACTTGCATCGCACAAGAGGCGCGGTACTGGCGAACGGATTTGACATCAGTGGTTATACTGTTTCCGGTGATGGTTCTCTGGATAGCCATGCCAAATTCAGCCTAGCCAATGGCACGTTTTTTGATGAAGATTTACAGGTTGATATTGTACATTCTGCTGCGCCCGCTGCGAATACATGGGAGCAGTATATAACGGATCCTTGCAGAGCTGCAGTTCTTTACAGATCAGGGTCTAGTTACAAAATCGACACGGCGACTGACTACCCTGTCAAGCTTGGTACTGTTTATCCTTATTATAATACTGTAACAGGAGGATTATGGTCTACTGTTGAAGCTGGTGCCAACAAGTATATAGTTGCCTTCGTTATTGGAACGAATAATTTAAACAATCCTGTCCTCAGTATCATGGGGCAGGCGCAATACAATAACATTGGCGACGCTCAAGCTGTATCATTTGCCAGTCTAAATTTAGATGGGTTCCCTTCTAGGGAATTTCGCACACTGTATCGACTGATTTTCCAAGTTGGCAATTACGCGAATACACCAAATGCCAGACTCAGGGAAGTACTGGATCTCAGGTATTTTTCTCTTGGTACTCAGCCTCCTGTTGAATTAACCTCAGAGCAAATCCAAGATTACGCAGCGCAATTATTCGCAAATGGCACGCACTCTGGTCTGAATTTTGTTTATGACGATAACAATGATCGCATCAATAGCTCTGCTGATGTCAGGTCGGTCAATGCGCAAACCGGGGACGTGTCCCTGGAAATGCTTGATGCGACAGATGCAGCGCTAAGTTATACCGATACATCTCTCAGTAGTTGGACAGCAACAGGGACAAGCAATCCTCCTGCATTTGGCGAAGTTTCCCAGGACGGAAATACCTTATACTTTGACACTGATCCGTTTAATCATGCAGACACCTTAACATCAGGCGATCTGGTGTTACTAAACAGTGATCTGTTTAGTGTCTCTAGCGCTACTTACGTCCCAGGAGAATCGTTCTGGACACTGGTTCTAACCGGTGGGACTGTTCCGACTTATGCGGCCGGTCAGACTGTGCAACTGTATTCTAGAACAGACAACCCGATTGCTAATCTAGATGTATGGACGTATAATTTAACTAGGCAAAAATGGGAGCCAAAATCGGCTCTTCGAGGCACTGATATCCCCGATCTTGTCTATCCGCTATTCACGCATGGACATCACACTGGTATTACATTTGAATTAGATGCTGCGAACGAGCATATTGATGCGACTGTAACAGCGACTGGCTCAGGTGCTTCCAGGGGTTCCGTAAGTGTCAGCTATGTGCTCAATGCTGGCGCTACTGATATCTTTAATATTACTCTACCTAGGAGTTGTCTTATTTACAAGGTCAGTATTACTAAGCCGGTCTGGTTTAGGTTGTATAATTCGTCTGCTGCAAGATCCAACGATACTTTCCGGGATAGGACGACTGATCCCGCTAGTTCGTCTGGGATTATCTGTGAAATCATCAGTACTGGAAATCAGGCTTTTACCTTGACACCTATTCCAAGCGCCATGAATGCGGAATCTCCGGCTAGCAATACTTATGCTGTCAGAGTGACCAATGATGATGGCACGGCTAACGTTGAGATTGCGATTGAGTACTTAAGTTTGGAACAATAACCATTCTAGAACTGGTAACCTAAATAGAGGAGATTACAATTGTGCGGCCTGCTACTTACGATATTGTAATCCGTCAGAGAGCCACATTCAGGCAGCAGTTCAACCTACCAATCAACATGATTGGCCATGACGTGGCCGCGCAAGTCTGGAGCGAAAAACGTAGATCTAAGATCATAGAATTTGATGTTGTATGGTTAGATCGTGCCGCTGGAGAATTTGAATTAGTTGCAAGCCATCTACAAACAGAGAAGATGGCGAAAGACGCCGAATGGGATTTGATGATCATCTTTGGTGGCGGAGATCGCCAATACTGGATCGAAGGGAAAGCTATATTTGATCCTGGATACACTGACCCGGATGATTAACGATGCCAGATACAGCAATCATTCAAACTAGTATTTCTCAGGCAGTCGTCACCATAAACGAGGTCTCTGTTGACACTACCCCGGTAGTTATCGAGACCGGCATTGTCGGCCCTCAAGGCCCCAAGGGTTCTGATGGATATTTAAACTTAGTTCAAATGGAAGATGTTGACGCCGATAATCGAGTCGACAAAAGCGTCCTGGTTTACAATGCGGCTCAAGAAAAGTTTGTGGCCAGCCCTGTTTGGATAGTCACGACGCTAACCGATGGCGGAAATTTCTAGAATAAATATCTGGAAAACTATTCTAGCCTCGCACAGCAGTTGAACTATGGCGAATACTATTCGCATAAAGCGTAGATCTTCTGGAGCTGCTGGAGCGCCTGCAGTTCTGGAGAATGCAGAGTTAGCGTTTAATGAGGTAGATGACGTACTTTATTATGGAGAAGGTACGGGCGGTGCTGGTGGCACTGCTACTTCTGTCTTAGCAATTGCTGGCCCTGGCGCATATACTACGCTTACAACTGCTCAGACGATTAGCGGAAATAAGACTTTTAGTGGTACTGTTGACCTTGGTAGTGCTGCTGTTGCTGCAACCAGGACTCTGGGTGATAGCTCGACTTCGGTTGCTACGACTGCTTTCGTGGCAAATGCTGTAGCAAACTTTGCTAGCGAGGCGACTACCCTTAGCACCAGTGGTGACAGCGGTACTGGTACCGTTAACCTGCTGAATCAGACTTTATCGATTCTTGGAGGGACTGGGCTGACTGCTACGGCTAGCGCACAATCTGTTACCGTTAATCTTGACGATACTACTGTTACCGCTGGCTCTTACGGTTCGGCCAGTTCGGCTTCTTCTTTTACTGTTGATGCCCAGGGCAGGCTAACTGCTGCCTCTAGCGTATCGATCAACATTACCGCTAGCCAGGTTAACAACTTCGACACCCAGGTTCGGACGAATCGTCTGGACCAAATGGCAGCTCCAACTGCCAGCGTTAGCATGAACAACCAACTGCTGACGGCGGTTGCTTCTCCTGTTAACGATACCGATGCGGCCAACAAAGGCTATGTCGATAACGCCATTGCTGGCCTGACCTGGAAGGACTCTGCTCACTTGCTGGCAGATAGCAACGTTGCCTTAACCGGCACCGATGGCACCCTCGTTATTGATGGTCATACTGCACTTGATCTGAACGATGTTGGGTACCGCTTGCTGCTCAAGGGGCAGACTACCGCTTCTCAGAATGGTATTTATGAATACACGGTAAGCGGTGGCAATTACACCCTCGTTCGATCTGATGACGCTGACACCTATCAAGAGCTGATTGGGGCAGCTATCTTTATTAAAGAAGGTACGACTTATGGTACGACTGTCTGGATTCAGTCCAGTCATTACCTGACCAGTTTCGATGGTCAAGTATGGACACAGTTCTCCGGTGTTAGCACCTATCTTTCAGGTGACGGCCTTGATCTGAACGGGAATATTTTCTCGGTTGATCTGAAAGTTGACGGCGGTCTGGTTATTGAAGGTGGCGAGGTCGCTGTCGACCTTAGCGCCTCCAGTATCACTGGGACGCTTGGCATTGGCGATGGTGGCACTGGTGCTACTACTGCTGGTGCAGCCAGAACTAGTCTCGGTGTTGCCATTGGTTCTGACGTTCAAGCCTGGGATCCTGATCTTGATACCCTGTCGACTGTTCAAGCAGGCGTAGCAACCGCTATTGCTGCACTGACCAGTACTGAAGTTGCTGTCATTGACGGCAGCACTGCTGCTACTGCGACGACTTTAACGCTGACCGACAAAATGATCATCAACGACGCAGGTGCAATGGTGCAGGTCGCACTCAGCGATCTGATCACCTTCCTGGAAGACGAAACCGTCTCTGGGTTCGATCTGGACGGCGGAGTCTTCTGAACCGTTCAGGCCCTGTTTCTACAGGGCATCAACCCTGCTTCATAGCAACTCAAGGGGAGCCAGATGGCCAAGGCCAACACAATACGGATCAAACGATCCTCAGTGCCCGGCAAGGCGCCGGCAGTCGCGGATCTCAGTCTGGGCGAACTTGCCCTGAACACGTTTGACGGTAAGCTCTACACGCTCAAGGATGATGGCGCCCAGTCAGTTGTTGAGCTTTCAGGCGGCAGCGGCGGTGGCGGGGGCGCGTCTGTCACTGTTTCAGCCACTCCACCCACAAGTCCTATCGCAGGAGACCTCTGGTACGACAGCGATTCTGCCGCGCTATACGTTTACTACAACGACGGCAACACGTCTCAGTGGGTAAGCACTTCAGTTGGCGGCGGGGGAACGACAGACCCGCAAAACCTTTCTGAACTCCTGGACGTGGATTTTGGCGGAACCACACCAGCAGACAAGACTGTACTCACCTACTCCTCAGGGTTGGGTATCTGGCAACCTCAAGCGCCTGCGCAGTATTACGCCAGCTTTCGCCCGTCAACAAGTACGCAAAGTATTGACACCGCGTATGCACGCACCATTGATTTTGACGAGATTGTATTTCGTTCGGACAACTGGCCCCTTGAGACAGTTAATCCAAACGGCTATGTCTACGTCCCAACAACAGGGAAATATCTTGTCACGGTATCCATTTATGTTGACACCACGAATGTGAGCACAAGGAATGCGATGGAGACATCGCTATATTCTACTTCGATTCTTGTCAACCGAGCCATGGCTTACGCGTACAGTCCGAATAATTCTTACTACTATGCGTCAACACACATGAGCGCCATTATCTCTGTGACCAATGTGGGATCCTGGGCTTGCTACGCAACTGCATTATTTAATTCTGCCGCTGGTAGCACCATTGGCAACGTTAGTCAAGACAGCAGGCTAAACATCGTATATCTGGGAGAATAATCATGCCTTTTTTCGCCCTTAGAGACCCACGGATTACCAACAGTCTCGACCCGGATTTCGACAAGGTGGACCGTTGGGGTTATCCCTGGAACCTGTGGCCGCACCTCGGATTTACACACGACAACTGGCCGTCAGATCAATTCTTGGCAGACAATCACGCATTGCCTTTATACAAAACAACGGCGTTCGACGAGACACTGTTCAGGCTGAGCAGGCTTGATCACCCAGTCATAGATACCGACTCAGACGGCAGAGAATACGCAAGGCTGTATGAAGTTGTCGCTCTTACCGCAGAGGAGTTAGACCAGCGCAAGAAATCAAAAGCAATGGCGTTCGATTACGCGGGAGCCTGGTCGTATCTCAGGCGAACCACTGCCTATTCAAGGCTAAAGGAGGCAGCCAAGGTTGATCTAGCGCTTAACACAGAACTTACAGAGCTGATCGCTGTCTTCGGACAGGCTATCGCAGGCCACGTAGATTACGAGGCCGTACAGAGTTGCATCAGCTCACTGCTCCTTGCAGACTATGTTTCGCAGGATGACTACAGGGAGATCGTCGGCGTACTGTCAAGCTTTGGCCTTGACAGCTTCTATCAATTACCCACACCAAGCCCCACGGAGGAAAACTAATGGCTATTGATTTTCCAGATACAACTGGTCAACCCACAGACGGCTCGTTTACTCATTCCGAAGGATCAGCAATCTGGACGTGGGACGGCGAGAAATGGTCGCTCAAGTTTGGCGTCACTTCCGACATCACCGATTTTGCCGATCTGGTGGACAAGGAGATTGACTTTCTCCAGCAAAAGATTTACAACCCACCATCTACAACCGTCACCCTGGACGCGACCAACGGCCCTATTTACTTCTACAGCGGAGCCGCGGGGCTAACCGTTGTTGATGGTTTGTTAAACGGTCAATCTATCACTTTCTACTGGAACTTTACGTCTGGGTCTGGGGGAATAACCTGGCCATCAAATCTCAAGTGGGCTAATGGCCAGCTTCCGTACACCAGCACACAAGCCATCTACATTGCCGGCGCAACCATTACAAGAGTAAACGGCTTCCTGTTGGCAGTCAGCGCCGCAACATTTTACTTAGCATGAGCAACGCAATTTCTCCGCATAATAGCGGTATTAACTTTCTAAGGGAATGGTACAAACCAGGAATACGGTTGGCTGCTTCGGGGTCGGGTGGATTCAACGGATCTTTTGTATGGTCTAATGTGGGCATGAAACCAGTGGGGATAGAAGTAGAAAACTTCCAATCAATGACTGAATACGTCATTTTACAATTTACTAACTCAACCACGGCCACTATAACTGCAGTTGAGTTTAGCTTTACATTTTACACAACGGACCCTTCACTACTTCATCCCGTTACGAGCTTTACATCTCAGACGCAAGGCACTGACTTTATTGCTGGTTGGGCGTCTATTACAAACTCAGATCTAAAAGCTGCGTGGGACGCAGAAGGGCGCACTGGTGATTTCTATAACTCATACGTTTACATAAAGTACACTCTCAGTACCACGGCTCGAGGTCAAAGAGCTTCTTACGGGTTCATGGGCCTTAACATTCAAGGCCATAATAGCATTATCTCTTCTTCAACGGCTGGCGTAACAAATGATACAACTATAACCACGACTCTAGACACCGTGGATAACGCTAATGTGCTTGTATCATGTCATATGGTCGCAAGCTACCCTCAATTTACTGAGAGTGGAAGCCTTAGCAGTGCTCTTGTTGTCGACGACTATTTTGTAAAATATCAGAGCATCTACGCATACCTGTCTGGAGCTGGATTTGCAAGGACAGGCCGTGTCGGCATTGGACAAGCTGGCCACTCTTTTACGTACACAAGTACCATCTCAGGCCGAATGGTGATGTTTGCGTGGTGCTTTGGACCTACCCCTAACTGGCCAGGCAGTTGAGCAGCGGCACGCCAAGCGTTAGCTCAGTAGCAAGCACTCTCAAGTCTCGCGGCTGGATCATCGTCCTCAACGGCGTGACGCAGTAACGGCAGTTAGTGGCTGATAGGGGGAAAGCTGGGGTTATGAGACCTTTGCCTCTGAGATGAGCGCCTCTCAGCCGCCGGACACACCGGGGCCTCACCCCAGGTTCAGCCACATAAATTCGACAAGGAATTAGCCAGGAAGTATGTCGACGAATTCCTTTTCCCTGTTCAGCAATAGGTAATCTAAGACAGATCGCGCCAATGCTCTCCGGGGCGGGTCTGTTAACACAATCGGAGTTTACTTAAAATGGCTCAACGTTCTACTGGGGTGTTCCCCCGCGAGAAGTTTGATCTCGATGCCGCTTTCGAGGTCACCGCTACTCCCGCTGCTGCTCCTATCCCCCTGACCAGCATCGGCACCATCCGCATCGTCGTGCTTGACGCTGCTGGCATCGACGACGCTGGCACGAACAAGATCACCGTTACCGTTGGCGGCAAGGCTACCGTGTTCAACGCTTCTGACCTGGACAAGAACGGCGTGGGCATCGCTCACATCCGTGGCACCCTGTGCGATGCCAACAACAACATGAGCTACACCCTAGGTGGCACCGGCACCGTGGGCGCTGTGTACCTGGATGTGGTTGACAACGTCGGTTGAGCCATAGGCTATCGGCAAACTATGGGGCGGTAACGCCCCTTTTTTATTATGTACCTTCGTAATCGTCCCGTCTATTATACTAACGGTGTAGATACGATCGCCGTTAATTATTCTGCTCATGCCAGAGATCTTGAGCAGACTGGCTGGACGCGTGTCGAAGTAGAAGAGATCAAGGTTGAGGCACAACCCGAGCCTGTCTCTGAGGCTGTTCCCAGCGACACCGACCTTACATCTCTCACCAAGAATGAACTGATCGCTTATGCTGAGGCAGTTGGGGCTGAAGTGAAGCCTGGTTCAACCAAAACTGATATCATTGCTGCAATCGAGGCTAATGATTGAGTTTGAGTACGTCAAAGGTCCGCGAATCTTGGAAGATGGGACGAATCTTGACTCTGACGTAATCGCATACGAGCCAACAATTCAGAGACGCAGTATCGCTGACCCCGTCTCTGATGGCTCTCTTGGGGTTCCTGGGTATCAACCAGGACAAAAGAATCTGGACGGCTCAGACCTGTAAGACGGTAACCTAGTTAGTTACAAGGAGATGTCATGGCAATGCCACTTGCTATCGCTAAGCAACTCGGCAAGAAAGGCCCAGCCAAGAAAGGTGGCAAGGCTCCTGCTAAGGGTTCTGGTAAACGCTAATGGCCGCGAAGAAGCGCAGTACCGCAGATTTCTACGCCAAGAATCCTGAGGCGTATAAAAAGAAGCTTGCGTATGACAAGAAGCGTAACGCCAGACCTGATCGTAAGGACTACAGAGCCGAGCTTGCTAGGGAGCGCCGTGCCAGAGGGATCATGGGCAAGGGTGGTCCCGACGTGAGCCATACCAGCGACGGTAAATTCAAGCTGGAAAATCCCAAGACCAATCGTGCTCGCAATGGCCATGGCAACAATGGCCGACTTGCTCCTGGCAAGGGAACAAAAAGATCGAAAAAGTAATGAAGCGATTACAGACAGCTAATCGCTTCATTGTCTGACCAGGCAATCTAATATAGTTACAGGAATACCATGACTGCTGTTATTGCCTATCTGGTAGCCCATGGTCCCGAGATTTTGGCGGCCTTAATTGCTGTTCATGCCGCAGCAGTTGCTATCGTCAACCTGACTCCTACCCCCAAGGACGACGCTGCAGTTGCCAAGTTTTACCGTGTCATTGAGATCCTAGCAGGTATCGTTACAAAACTGTCAAAGGGCTGAGTCGATCGGATACCCGTTGGCTGCTCAGGTTTTCAACCCGCAGTCAACGGGAAGAAGTTGAACGATTGATCAACAGAGTTAAATTTTACCAGACTCTGAATAGCAAATTAACGCTAGAAATCAATCGAGTCAAAGCAGAAATGAAGGCAATGGAGACAACTTCAAAGCCTGTTATTATCGAGCATCCGATCGACGACAGTCTGCAGACTGGTGATTCTAGATTGCTTGGTGGCGACATCAGCATACACGCCCCTTGGCGAACAGAATCGGAAGAATGAGATTAGGGTTGAATTTTTAGATGGCACCTCAGGAACCTACCCCATATGGGGGTGACATCTACCATATATTGGGTAACCTCGAAGGCAAAATGGATGCTCTAATCGCCAGGACTGCAGAGTACAGGGCTGATCTGCAGACTGCATTTGAACGCATCTCAAAACTTGAGAACAAACAAGCCTGGATCATGGGCGCTGCTGTTGTCGTCAGCTTAGTGATGCCAACAATTGTTGGAGTTGCTTCTAAAAATTTTGATATTAAGATTGATCCTGTCATAGAGAATCAAAAATAAGGTACACTACATCGCATTAAAAGCGATTCATGAGTTATGTAACCTGGGGGCAGGTTTCTCGATGGGCGAGTGAAGCAGGCTCAAAGTTTCCCGAGTTAACTGCCGCTCAGTTTGCACTAGAAAGCAATTGGGGCTCACAGGTAAGCGGTAAAAATAACCTGTTTGGCCTTAAGGGAAAGGGCTCTAACGTAAAAACAACCGAGTTCATTGGAAATAAAGAAGTCGTAGTATATGATCAATTCCTAGATTTCAATACTCCGCAAGAATCGGTACAATACTTGGTTGACAGGTGGTACAAGGATTACACCCACAATGGAATGCAATACCAGGGTGTTAACAGGGCTGCCAACAGAAACGAGGCAGCCAAAATGCTTGTATCAGAAGGTTACGCAACGGATCCTTTGTATAGCAGCAAATTAATCAATATCATGGAGAAAAACAGCCCTCCCATTAACCAAGCGCCCGTCAGAACAGATCCAATCCAATTAAAAGATGCGGCTAGATGGTTCTCTGGTCAGGATCACCAAAACCAAGCTTGGGATAACTTACAGGCTACGCTGACGCCGGAACAGCTAAAGAATTTTGCCGCCGACTTCAGGGCATCTAGAAAGCCTGCTAAACCGACATTCCCACTACAAGTCCCATACTTTTACCAAAGAGACAGTAAAACTGGACACGGCGAGCGTTCTTGCCAATCTTCCGCGATTGCGATGGTCGTGGAGTTCCTGAATCCTGACCTGATCAAAGATGATGACGAATACCTGAACCTGGTATTCAGATTTGGCGATACAATTTCACAGGCAGCACAATCAAAAGCGTTAAACGCCCTAGGTCTTAAGCATCAGTTTAAACAGAACGGTACAGAAAGTGAGCTTATCCGAATCCTAGATTTAGGGTATCCCGTACCTGTTGGAATTCTGCATAAAGGCAATATTCAGAATCCTACTGGTGGAGGACATTGGATCACTCTAATTGGCTATGATGAAAAATACTTCTATGTGCATGACCCGTTCGGCGAGCTTGATCTCATCAACGGTGGATATCCAAAGACTGGCCCGGTCGATGGTAAAGCCAAGAAATACACCAGAGAGAACCTTCTTAAGCGATGGTTAATCCACAGCAAAAATGATGGTTGGTTCTGGGATCTCAGCGAGAATAAGCGGCAATGAGAAGACAGACTTTATTGCCGTTTCTTCCAGGATATATGTTCGACGGGAAGAGGGTCGTTTCTACTGGCGTGGCCCTCCCGCCCACTCAGCATATCCATCCTGAAACAGGTGAAGTTATCTACTATCTAAAACCAATTTTTGAAATCGGCGGATCCTCAATAGGATTATTTATCCGCCACAAAGGTGTTCTGGATTGGGTGGATGCACTGGGGGAGTAAACTCCCCCAATACAGGTTCCCCCGAACCAGTCCCAGTCTAACGATCCCCTAAGCGAATCCCCTCATCTTCGTCGTCTTCGTCGTCACTGGTTGCGTAAATCAACCCTGGGATACTTTCGACCACCATGCGCAGGTAACGGTGGATCTGATCTTCTTCCCAGTCGCATTCGTTATACAAGCGAGAACCAAGCTCGTTGAGTGCCATCGAATGATTTTCTTTCCAGAGGCCAATATTCAAAGCATCTTCCTTGACCTTGGAAATTGCCATAAGAATTTCCAGTTCGGTGCTGATTGAAGACTGCAGGACTGCCTGTTCCGCATGATCCATCCGCTCTCTATCGATCAGCCACAAGACAAATCTAAAGGAGTTAGCAGCAAGCTTGATTATCAGGTCTGCTATTCGAACTTGAACGTTTACAATGAATTCCAGGGCAACCCGTAAGCCTTCTATAAAGTTCTCCCCAAGAGAGCCGATCAAATTGAAAAGCTTAGTTCTCATCGTCTGATCCTGGAACTCTTGACAACATCAATGTTCTGCATTGTGTCGTCATTTTTCAGACTTGAGGTCTGATAATCCAATTGTATCAGCGACATCGAAACAAATCCTTGGACAGTTGTGACTTGTTCGTTTGGAGGTTGACCTTCCCAGAAAGCTTGCCTGCCGCGTACCTTAGAGTGCCAAACCTCTAGTTTTCTATCGTTGGGTTCTCCTTCTGCAGTTCGATGTTTTCTGATCAGCCAAACGGCATGTGATACGTGCGAGAGAGCATCAGTTCCTCTTATTTGGTCTAATTCGGGAGGTTTAGGTTGCGCTTTCATGTCTTGCTGTTCGTTCTTGATGCCCACTTGGTTCATCTGGGCGAGCACGAACAAGTCGATATCAAGCTCCTTGGCCGCAGTCATCAACCTGTAAGCTCTCTCTTCTAGCATCGAGGGATTATCCCTGGGGGCTTTTTGATGGCGTGACAGCACATGGAAGTGATCAAGCACCACTGCCCTCAGGCTTGGGTTCTTGGCCTTCATGGCACGCATTGAATTCACCACTGTGTCAACGCATGCGCCCCATGGCGCTTCAATTATCAACTTGCCATTGCACTGTTCTAGTTCGAATGCGAGCATCCCAACCAGATTAGCGAGACTCGACTGATCGCCCATGTTTGGGCTTTCTAGCTCTCCTACCGTGACATATCCAACGCCTTCCTCTGTTGCCTTCCAGTGATAGCCATGTTTAGCCAATAGCTTCCGACTCAAGCTGGCCATCAGTCGAGCTTCAATAGCTGGGTAGTCAAGCTCAGCAGAGATGAAGCCAACAGTGAGTCCTTTGGTGCAAAGCGATGCTGCAATCTGACAGCCAATTGCCGTCTTGCCAACGGATGTCCGTGCTGCAACTGTCATTAAACGACCGCCGCATGACTTATGGCTGTCGGGGTAGGCAACCCCACCTTCAATGTCTATGTCGAAAGCTTCGATGCCGGTTGACGCTGGTCTCCTGATCTTCGACAAAGCAGACAGTCGATCAATCCAGTTCTGGCGCTGAGTACCTGGGTTGCCAATTATTGCATCAATCAGGCCTATCGCCTGGCCTTGATTGCCAATGGTACCTCTCATCATGCCAACACCTTCCATGGCACGTTGCTGGAGGTATTCCAAGGCTTCTTCCAGTTTAGTGTCAGCCTTTATGTTCTGTTTTGCGTCATGCAAAGTCTCGAGGTATAAAGCTCGAACTCTGACCTGCTTCAGAACATCCAAAGCAGTATCCCATTCAGATACTTTGTCTCCGTACTTCTCCAGGGTCTCAGGATCTGCAAGTTCTGTTATTGTTTGGTTGAACTCGATGATTGAGACGCTTCTTGAAGAAGGGTTTAAGTTGGAGTAGTTAGCTATCAATGATTCTCTGGAAATGATCTGTCCAGTACGTTCGCCGATGAACGTCAGATCTATTTCTTTTGCTATGGCTCGGAAGCATTCGTCAGACCAAAGTGACTGTGGGATAATCTGACCATGGCCGATACCAAAGCCAGTCCTAAGTTGAGACCAAAGTTCGCGAGCTAAGCCGCTAGGTGAAGACAGTACACGGCTTAAGACAATTGCTTCTTGGCTGATTGTCTCTTCGCGTTCTTGAACGCTGGTTGGCTGCAACTTATCAACGGTACGCGCAACCTCCATTGCGCGATGGATCACGTCTGTATTGCTGGATACAATACGATCCCCTTCGGACGCTAGGAGCCCAAGGTCTACGGCCTTTTGTAGATAGAAGGGTAAGGTCATGATCGATTATAGCTCGTCATCATAACGCCAGAAGCGTTGACGAGAGGTTTCAGGTTCGGGGACATCGCTTGGCCAGCCGGTTAATTGGTATTTCATCCTGAAGTCCGCCGGGTCAAGGCCAGCTTCTCTGAACTCGGCTTCAGCTTTTAAGATTCTAGGTGCTAGTATCTCGATATTATCTGGGTCATTTTTTGACATATTGAAATACAGGTAATGCAGCTCGTCGTAGTTATCGATAAGCTTCCTGTACTTAGATGGCAGGATAATATCGTCGGATCTTTCGTCTTCCGGTATTGCTTCTGTGGCCTCGTAATTCAGTCCTTCGTTATACAGGTTGTGAACGTTTTGATACTTTTTCTGTATTGGCTGACCGATACCAATAATGCTCTGAAGAGTTTTATTGCTGTTCTCTGTTGACCAGAAAGGAGAATGCTCGATCCCGGCTTTTAGTACAGAGAAAAAGTGTACATAGTCATGAGCTTCTAGTTTTAATGATTTCATATGTAGATCAATTGACTTCATCAAGTGATCGCCCATCTTGTTGATTTTGCTGTAATTTTTTGGCCTGTAATCATTCCAGGCCACTCTGGCTTGTTCTAAGTAATCAACCTTTGGCTCTATTTTCTCTTTGACCGGTTTACTTGTTGGCTGATACAAATCAGGGTTAAATAACTCTTTGTCTAGTATTTCTCTACTTTTGGCATCTGCGACTCTAAGTTTTCTTAATATCGGCATTGGGTCCCTAAGGATTATATGTTCGTTTGTTCCTCCGACAAAACCAAGCTCTCTTAATTCCGCCATACATCTAATTCTCGTGGCTCGATGTATGCCGATTCTTTTATCTAAGACGCCCTTGTCTATGGGCATGTAATCAGCCTGGCTGGCCAGGATCATCCAAAGCAGCTTGGAATTTGACTGCAGGTCATCGCAATACAGAAGCTCAAAAGGAGCCTTGGCAAACCTGCCGAGGTGCCAGTTGTGGCTCTTGGAGATTGAAATCTTGGTCATGGCCGGGGGGGGGCGACGACAGCAGCGTAGCGGCTTTTCCTCGTGTGTCAAATTGTTACAGCCTGTTACGTCACAATTCTCAACTAAAGCTATTTACGCAACAAAACCGGTTGTTTCTTGCAACTGATTTTGAATCACGGTGCAACATCAACCCGTTGTCTTTTTCAACGCAGCGAGGGAAGCTGTGTTGCTATTTGCAACCCTATACTAGAATAGTATTTAAGCTTCTTACAGAGGCTTTAGGTTTTACAGATCAAATCCCTAGAACAAAACCAACTAGAACAACTAGATTCGCTGCAGCGCTCCGCGCCGGGTTGGTATGGTGGGGACATGGAGGAAGCAGCTACCAAACGAACGGCCAAGCAGGTCAAGGCAGCCGAGGAGGGCTGGGACGAGATCGGAGCAGCCTTGGCAGCAGCCGTCGTGGAAGGAGGCAAGACCCGTGCCTGGGTCTGGGATCTGATCAAGCCGCTTGGGCTGTACAAGCGTTGGATGATCGGTTATTGGGTTGAGAAATACGAGCGACTGCACGCCGCGAGGCTGGAAAAACTGAAGAAAAACAAAAGATCCCGGAAAAAGGTCCTGGAACTGGTGCCGGTGTTTGACGAACCGGCCGAATAGTGGTATCAGTTATCCTGAATAGACAGACCATCTAAGTCATGCCCGCTGAAATCCCCAATCTCGCCGGAATCGCAACCAATGAGCTGGTTGAGACTATTGGGGCAGGAAGTTTCAAGGCGAGCTATATCAACTGGTCGCGAACCTTGAACTTGCTGCGCCAGCACGCTCCTGGCTGGAGTGTTGAGGCTGTTCCCTCTCAAGACGGTGGTCTCATCCACCGCGACCCGGTTGGCGGTCATTTGATGCTTCGCTATCGTCACATTGACGGCACGACAACGCCGGAGGTCCCTCAGGCGATCATGGATCACCGTAACCAGGCGATTCCCTACGAAAAGATCACGGCACGGGACGTGAGTGATACGCACCGCAGAGGGGCCTGTATGGCTGCTGCTATGCAGTTCGGTCTGGCGTATGAGCTGTGGGCGAAATTGCCCCTGGAAAGCGGCTACGGGGCCGCTGAGGACGAAGACAGCCCACGTATCTCGGAGGCGCCTCGCACGGCCTCTCAGCCGGCTCCCAAGGCCGTTACGAAGGAGGACTTCCTGGAGGCTGCACTGGAAAAAGGCTTGTGTACACAGGCTGCAGAAAAGCTGCTTGAGAAGGTCGGGACGAATTACGCTGGTGGTGTCAAAACGCTGGCATCAAAAGATGAAGCATGGGTAAAAGAGCAAAACGCTCCTTTTGCTGAGCTTAATGCCCCAAAGGCGGAGAAGTCGGCCCCAAAGAAGACAGCGAAGTCAGCACCCAGCGAGTATTAAAGGAAACAAGTTTCCCAAGGCTGCTTGATTATCAGGCGTTGCCAGAGCAAGACTTCATTGATCTAGCGGCCAGCAGCTTTGCCAAGTATTTCTCTGGAGAAATCATTAAAGATTACGAGGGGCCTGTCTAAGGCCCTTTTCTCTGTTAGATTATTTTTGCTAACTCGCCCAACAATGACCAGCAGTCAAGACAGCCTGACATCTTGGATGAATCGAGCAGGCTCTAAGCCGGTCCTGGACCAGTCTGAGATTGATCGGATAGCAAAGATCATTCAGAAGTCAAATCCTGACTCTGCTGTGTATACAAAGAATGTCAACAAGATTGTTGAGCACAACCTGAGACTTGTTGTCAAGTTTGTTCATTCATTCATGGACGCTAAAACCATGAACGGATGGGGCTCTTCTGATACTCTTGACTACTTGCAGGTTGGAGCGATTGGACTACATCGCGCTGCGCAGAAATATGATCCAACTAGGGGTTACAAATTCTCTACATATGCGACGCATTGGATCAGGTCATTTATTGCGCGGTACAATCTGAAGACCATTAGTACTTTTACGATCCCTGAGAACGCTTCCAGGAACGCGTATTACTTCGAAGCTCACGGTATTCCGAAGCAACGTAAAAGCGGCATCATGCCGACCGAAGAGGAAACCATCGAGATGGTCAAGGTGTTGCGTAATGCGCAACGCCCCATGTCTCTTGACGCTGTCGTAAACGAGTTCGATGGCATGACACTGCTTGACACTATTCACCGGCAGTACAGCGAGCCAGAGGCCTTTATTGAAGGCTGCTTTGATGCTGAAACTGAAGAAGCTTTCGTCAAGGCTGGGCTTAGCGCAAAGCAGATCTTGATTCTCCGTGGCCTGTACGTGGACAACGCTAGGGCCATGGACATTCAGAAGGATTTAAGCATTTCTCAAGGGCAGTATCTAAAACTGAAAAGCAACGCATTGGCAGCGCTGAAAGATACGTTGCAGCCGGTATAATGTATTGTAAACCCTTTTTTAGGGAACGATGGCTACTATTGCAATTGCGGGCACTGTCACTGGCAAGGCTGGTGAATCTCCGGTAACCGTAAAGACTTTTGATAACGGCGATACGGTTGCAACCTTCTCGGTTGCTGATCGGGCGTATGTATATTCAAAACCTGGTGAGGACCGTCAGGGTCAGTTCTATCGCTGCGAAGTGCGCGGCAAGGCTGCAGAAATTGTAGCCGAGCGTGTGCAACGCGGCGATAAGGTCGGCGTGTCTGGCCAGCTTGTCCAGCGGATGTACAACGAGAAACTGTATCTCGATGTAAAGAACTCCTCTGTCACTTTCCTGGAGACTCGTAGTCAAGAGTCCTCGAAAGACGACAGCCCGTTCTGATCAACCATAGGTCGTGGCCGGCGAAAGTCGGCCCTTCCTTGTTCTGGGGATAATGAAAAACCCTAAACACGAAATTCCTAGCAGTGTCGGCATCTTCCTGGAAGAAATGCCTTTGCTGACTACGGCACAGGTTCGCCCATACGTTATTGCCACTCTGTTGCACCGTGGCGCGGTCAGGTATTCGGAGGTATTGTCCAGTCTGACCCCACATTGCAATATGTCTGATCTTAAGGTAGGTGGATGGGATCCTCTTGATGGCGAGTGGTGCGAACAAACCAGGCTCGAAAAATTAATCGACGAAGTGCTTGGGGAATTTACTTCAGAAGGACTTGTTCGTTACAATGAAGAGCAGGATATCTGGGTTCTAACTGCAAAGCATATTTCAACCGTGATCTCCTGGGTAGCTGCTCTTGGCGCAAAGATGCCCAGTCATCTACTGATGGAGATGAGCAGAGATCAGCTTTGCAGAATTCCTGATTACATCAACATCGAAGATGAGAGTACTTAAAGACGGAACCGTCAAATACAAGAACAGCGCATACAAGGAATACGAAAGATTGTCCAAGCCATCATTTCCTCTGCCTAGACTGACAAAGGGCTCAAAAGTCCAGGTCTATCTTGGCGCGGGCTGGGGCTCTGGCTATGTCGTGGATAGCTCCCAGGACCGTTGTATCGTTAGGCTTTCTATGGGGAATCGAACTATAACCGTGTTCGATGCTCGTTCAATACGTCTGGCACAAGAATGAACACTCAGAAGCAAATCGAGTCAACTTGCGATTCGATCAAGAACATGCTTCTTGACAAGAACAGGAAGTACGGCGACTCGGCGCTCAACCCCGTTAGGATTTTCAGTAAGTCCAATGCGGTTGAGCAGATTCTGGTGAGAATTGACGACAAGCTTTCTCGTATTTCCAAGGGCGCTGGACTGCTTGGCTCCGACGAGGACGTTGTCAATGATCTGATTGGCTATCTTGTTTTGCTGAAGATTGCAAGGCAGCAGCAAGCAGGCGACTGGGATGGCTGGGATATTGAACCTAATCCCATGTGGAACAAGAATTTCAACTATGATGACATCATAAGTTTCAACTCTGCGTTTCCCGATCCAAGTATTGGGAATAATGTGGCTGACCCCCTGCCGTCCTCCGGTCAGGAAAACTCCAGCCTTGCGGATGTCTATGCCTTCGGCGACCGTTTCTCCTGATTACGAGATAGTAATTAGTCAACCGCTTTTCTCAAAAGCAAGGCCAAGATTGACCAGATCTGGTCATGCTTATATGCCTGCACCATATAAAACGGCTCAGGCCGTAATGAGAAAACAGATCAAGGAGCAGTGGAAACAGGGGCCGCTTGAAGGCCCTGTTTCTTTGGCTATGTATGTCAAGGGTGAAGGTCGCGGCGACCTTGATAACATCGCTGGTGCATTCATGGACGCGGCTCAAGGTATCCTGTTTGTCGACGACAGGGTCAGTGTCATTCCAGAGCTGTACATCTCCTGGTCGAAGGCCACCAAGGCCAATTCCGAATGGATCATTCATATCTACCATCTTGGCAGCTCGTTAGAATGAACCATATAATTGTTGACAATGGCAAGCGTTGCCTACAACCAGCCAGACCCTGACTATCGCAGGGAGATTGGAGAAAATCAAAGTCAACTAAAACATATCCTGTTGAGCCCGGCGCATTACCAAGCGTCTAAGAAACGACGCTTTCTGCCGACAATCAATATGGAGATCGGCTCCGCTTTGCATTGCAAGGTATTAGAGGGAGACAAAGAGTTCGAGAAGCGGTATATTCTGAAGCCTGAGGGTCTTTCCCTGAGTACAAAAGAAGGGAAAGAGTGGAAGGCCGAGAATTCTGGAAAAACCGTATTGACCAATACGGAGAAAGAGAGAGCATGGGAAAGTGTCCACGGAATGACCGAATCATTGCGGACACTAGACTGGTTTAAAGGTGATCAACCCGACTACCGCAAGTTCAACGAGTTGTCGATCTATTGGGATGCTGATGGAATCCCTTGCAAAGGTCGTCTCGACAGGCTTGTCGATACCGGTGATGAGTTACTGGTACTGGACCTAAAGACGACAGACTCCGTTGACCCTTCTACTTTTAGCAAGAAGGTTACTGGAGGCATGAATTACGTCTTCCAGGCAGCATGGTATGCGGAAGCAGCGTCACTGGCGTATAACAAGCCGGCCAAGTTTATTTTTATCGCCATTGAAAGGGCATGCCCCTGGACGATTGGGATATTTGAGATGTCTGACAGCACAATGGCTGAGGGCTATCGGCAGATCACCCAAGCTAGGAAGATTCTTAAGGAATGCTTAACGGAAAAGAAATGGCCAGAGCCGGAGATTCAGTATAATATGCTGGAACTACCAAGCTGGTATCGTTCGCCCGTCAAGACTGAGATGCCCGGCTTCGAGGAGCTTTTCTGATGACTAATTCTTCTTCCAGTTCGGCCTCTGGTGGAACCAGTATTTCTGGACTGCTTGGTGTTCTATTTGTTGGATTAAAACTTACTGGTTTTATCGATTGGCCCTGGCTGTGGGTTCTTTCTCCTTTTTGGATTCCTTTGGTCATTGTGCTAGGCGTTCTCGTTGTCCTTGGTATTATCTGGCTCATCGCCTCTTTCGTTAAGTAATAAAATGCACAACGCAAAACTGGTTGCTATCACTCCTGACGCAGAGAAGATCTGCATTCACTGCGCCAGGGTTAGCAACCCAGCAAATCAGGACAATCCTGAATACGCAAAGCTTGTGCGCTACTTGATCAAGGAGCGCCATTGGAGCCCGTTCGAGATGGCGAATATGGTCGTAGAAATCAATACGACCAGGGCGATCTCACCGCAAGTGCTTCGTCACCGTTCGTTTTCGTTTCAGGAATTCAGTCAACGATACTCGAAAAGTACTGAGCTAGCAGGCGAGTTCCCACTGCCACATCTTCGTCGGCAAGATACAAAGAACAAGCAGGCTAGCCATGACGACCTGGATGATATCCTGAAAAGGAATCTTGAATTCGAGATCGACTCCCTGTATGACCATGCCGCGTCTGTCTACAAAGCTTTGCTTGATAGCGGCGTGGCTAAAGAGTGTGCCAGAGAGGTTCTTCCTTTGGGCGTACCTACTCGTTTATACATGAATGGCAATCTGCGTAGCTGGATAACCTATATTGCTCTCAGGGAAAAGAACGGCACGCAGCTTGAGCATCAAAAGATTGCTCTTTCCTGTAAGCAGATCCTTTGCGAGCAGTGTCCAGTCATTGCTCAGGCTCTTGGTGGGTACGATTCGCCATGGGAACTGTAATAGGAAAAATAGATAACGCATATGGCGAGAAGCCCCGTGTCAGAATGGCGTGAAGCCAAGCCTCCGAAAGGTGAGCCCGGTCCTATTTATGGTTTCAGAAGAGGTTACAAAGTCAGAGAAGCTGGCAGGCACGAAACCGCCGACCAGTATTCGGTCTTTCAGAAGTTTTTGCTGCTACAGGGCAACAGAACCTTTGCTGCACTTGAGCAGGTAACTGGTCACAGCACTGCTGCGATCTCTAAATGGGCCGATGCTTATAACTGGCAGAAGCGTGCGGCGGCTTACGATAAAAACCAGATGGCAATTGTCTGGAAAGAAGCCCAGAAAATGCAACGCAATAGCCATCGAGATGCAATCGTAGAATTCAGGGAGTCTTCTGAACGCCAAGCCAGAATGATGGCCAGAGTATCGGAAGATCTTCTGCGCATTCTGGGCAAGAGGATCCAGCAAGCAGACCAAGAAGGCGAAGAGGTTCCTATGAATCTCGTGTCAGGCTTGCTTAGGGCCGCTGCCAATATCAACGAGCAATCCAGGCAATCTTGGGCTACTTCGCTTGGTGTTAACGAGATGCTCGATATGATTGATACAGAGGTGACCAAGGTTAACGTCGAAGACGTTACTGAGGTCGACGCATATGACATCCCCTTAGACGAATGAAGATCGGCGAATTCAGTGACTTCCCAATGACCGTCACAATGAACGAAGACGAGTCATGGACGATCGAATGGGATGAGAATGATCCTCGCACAGCTATCTTCAACGACTACACAGAAGATGACTTCATTAAGATGATCACGGATCACTGCGAGAGAATCCTCGGCGAAAAGGTTTCTGAAGAGTAATGGGCGTAAAACTCGGTAAGGATTATTTAGAAAGGGCCGCCTCTGATCGGGAGATGGTCCGCCAGTTACGGCAGATCAAGACCGAGCGAAGAGAAGGCGCCAAAAAGGTAATCCTTTACCAGTTCATCAAGCAAGTTTGCGTCAGTTACAAATTTTACAAGGTACACGCTGAGCTGACCAAGCAGTTGCAACGTGTCATTGACGGCGACTGTAAAAGGCTGATCATTCAGATCCCGCCCAGAACAGGTAAATCGATGCTGTCATCGAAACTGCTGCCTGCTGCGTACCTGCTGGCGCATCCAGATCGCTATGTTGGCATCAGTTCTTATAGTGCTGAACTTGCGGAAGGCTTCTCTCGTGCTGCTAGAGACTATTACAGAGAGGCTGGAGGCCTATTTGATCCCGCAAAACAGGCTGTAAATGACTGGGGGACGCAAGGTGGTGGTGGCCTGTGGGCAGCGGGTGTCGGCGGTGCAATCACTGGTCGTTCTGGCCACTTGCTGATTATCGACGACCCCGTGAAGAACAGGGAGGATGCCGACAGCCCACGGGTCATGGAAAAGCTGTGGGATTGGTACACATCCACCCTGTACACCCGACTTGAACCTGTCGTTGGTTCGATTGTTGTCATCCAGACCAGATGGAGTGAGAATGATCTGATCGGAAAGCTCCTTGAATCTGAGATGAATGTCTCAGAAAAAGGTAGAGAGAACTGGACTATTCTTGATCTGCCTGCGATTTCAGAAGATCCTGGTTCCAGGCCGCCCCTGCCATTACACTGCGATGTCGTAGAGGATTGGCGAGAGAAGTCTGGCTTGGCGCTGTGCCCTCAGCGTTACGGAATCGAAGAATACGAAAGAATCAGGGAAGCGATCGGCACAAGGGATTTTGCGGCCCTGTATCAGCAAAGGCCTGCTCCAGTTGGCGGCAACATGTTCGATCCTGCCTGGTGGCAGTATTACGAACATGATACGGTCATGCCAGAGTTTCAGCGCATCATGCTAAGCGTTGACTGTACATTTACGAACAACAACTCAAGTGACTACGTCGTTGGCAGCGTTGTAGGACAGGCTGGAAACAGATTCTATGTTATTGATATGGTCAGAGAAAGGCTGGATATCATCGGAACCATCAATATGATTTCCAGGATGTACAACAGACACAATCTGAGTGGAACAATCATCGAGCTTGCAGCTTCTGGTTACGCTGCGTATCAGATGCTGCAACAACGTGTCCCTGGCCTGATTGGATTCAAGCCAGAGAAATCGAAATCTGCTCGTGCTGCTGGTATCGTCCCCGTGGTAGAAGCTGGTAACGTGTTTCTGCCGGCAAGCGCAACATGGCTTGATTCGTTCATCAGTGAATTCAGCTTATTTCCTGCCGCCAAGAATGATGACATCGTCGACTCGATCACGATGGCAATTAACTACATGGCGCAGCGATCCGCGCCAGTCATGACCGAAGTGACCTGGGGGCGCACAGCGTTTATTCCTCCTCCATCTGCTAGAATAGATATAAACACATAATGGCTCGTAAATCATTAGATTTTCAGCTTAGTCCAGAGCAGCAGAAGATGGCTGCTGACAACATTAACCTGGCAAGAAGAGAGGCGTGGAGAATACAGCGAACAACTGGAATCGACTATGCGACTTTGGAAGGTGCCGCATTTTTGGGCCTTTGCAAGGCATGTTATCGGTATGATCCGGAATCAGGATATAAATTCTCAAGCCTGGCTACCCCGACAATCAGGGGTGAACTGCTGCACTGGGTGCGAGACAGAACTTACGCTATGCGTTTATCGCATAAAATGCGCGAGAATTGGATTAAAGGTAGGAAAATGTTATACGGCGGCTCTACTGACATAGAAGTTGCTAATGAACTTGGCATGAGCCTGCAGGAATGGCAGGAAACAAGATCTGCCTGCTCTGGCCCGCCCCTGGAGCTAAAGGATCAATCAATGCCAACTGAACCGTTAGAGGCAGACGAGATTGATTTTAGGGAGATTTACCGCCGCAAGGCTGTTGATATCGTCGAAAGTCTGTCAGAAGAGGACAGGGAGTTTCTGGATGACTATCTAAATAGCCAAGGTGTCAAACCACCTGTTAGAAAATTCCAGATCCTGTGGGACAGCCTGGCGAAGCGTAAACTAACGTGACGGTAGCTTGCTAGACGGGTCTAAGGCCTTAGTATGGCACCGTTGAAACGATAGCAATGCCTCTGATCGGCCATCACCTTGCTGACGCATTGGTAATGATAGCGCCATTGCTGCCTTTGTCTTTGGCATTGCTAATTTTGTACCTCATCGCAACGGCGCCAGATGATAATAAGTGATACAACACTGACGGCGATACGGGAGATACCATTCACAACTGTATTACAGAAAGAGAATATCAGCTTCAAGAAGCTTGGGAAAGAAGCTGCAACATTGTGCCCGTGGCACAACGACAGTAATCCATCCTTGACGATCAACGACGACCGGGGATTTTGCTTCTGCTTTGTCTGTCAGCACGGTACTGATGCAATTGGCTTCATCCAGCAAAAGTTGGGGCTAGATTTTGCTGATGCGGTTCATCGAATCGCGAACTGTGGTGATGTTGTCGTGGAATACGACAACATTGACCCGAAACTTGCCGTACAGGAAGCCAAGATCAGGGCTGAGCTGTTCAATCGGATCAACAGGCAGCAGGAAGAGTTCAGGCAGAACATAACGAGCCCAAGGGCCTCCAGGATCCATGAAATCTTGGATGAACGTGGTATCAGTGCAGCCACGAGCCGCTTCTTCGGACTTGGTTACGCCACAAATGGTTTCTTTTCGGATCGGATCACTGTTCCAATTCATGACCACAGAGGGTATTTAGTTGGCTTCACTGGAAGATCAACCAGGGACGAAGTGAAGCCTAAGTACAAGAACTCTGAGAACAGTGATATTTTTGACAAATCAAGAATAGTATTTAACGAGAACAGAGCCAGTGAGGCTATTCGTGAGGTTGATAGCGTCATATTCGTAGAGGGTCATTTTGATGTCATCAGCCTGTGGCAGCACGGCATCAAAAATGTTGTTGCCATGCAGGGAACCGCTCCGCCTAGCGAAGCTATTCTGAAAAGATTGTCACGTAAGACCAAAAGGTTCATCCTTTGTTACGACAATGACGAGGGTGGGTTCAAGGCCACAGAAAATTTCATCAAGGTGGCTGGTCCGCTTGCTTGCCGTGGAGAAATTACTGTCTCCGTCGCGGAATTGCCGCCAGGGAAAGATCCTGATGAGTGTATCAGGGAAGGTGAGGTTGACTTGCTTGGGATTATTGAGAACTCGGTTTCTTGGCTTGATTGGCAGCTTGACGTATGGCTGAGGAATCTTGACAGGACAGATACTGTCAATTTCACCAGGATAGAGACGAGCATCAGGCAACTCGTCGAATCAATCAATTCGCCAAGCTTGCGTCAGTACTATATCGACAAAGCGTCCAAGATCTTAGCGGAAGACCAGAAGTCTGCCGCAAAGATCGCTAAAAACTGGGCTGAAAATATCCACGTTGTCAAGCTTAAAAGAAAGTGGCAGAAGCCTTCTCCTGCAGAAACCAGGCTAAGTGCAGAGAAGAAGCTCCTTAGAATGTATATCCATATTCCAGAGCTTAGAGGCGAGTGCAAAACACTCATGAATCGATTGCAGTCGCCAAGCCACCGTTGGCTATGGCAGCGTATAGCTGAAATTGAACAATATGACAGCAGACCGCTTAGCCCGGAGACTGTGATGGCTATCCTGGCTGTATGTGAGCCGCATTACACAAGGCAGCTAAGGCCAGTTGCTGTGCCGACAATCAAAATCTTGCATAATGATGGCATCCTTAAACACATCCAAAAAACACTAAACCAGGAACTTACCATCGATGGCATCTAGAACCAAGAACCAGCCGGTTGAGTACGTTATGTACACAATGAATGGCTGCCCTTATTGTAATCAAGCAAAAGCTCTCTTTGAGTATTATGGCATCAATTATGAGCTTAAATATGAGAAGGCTCCTGATTGGGATACATTCCCCGGAATCTATAAAGTTACTGAAGATGGTCTTAGTTTAATTGGCGGGTTTTCTGAATTGGCAAAGTATTCTTATGACAATGGTCTGTAAGTAATGGATACGAGTCTTTTGGT